TGATCCCTCCCCGGTGTGAGGGGTTCACTGTTTCCTGCCCAATGTGTCGGCCCGGTGCGCGATAACGGGGCTCCTGAGAGGGAGTTGTCCGCTATGGCGAACGTCAATGCGCCTTTCGGCTTCCAGCAGTACCGAGGCACCGGCTCCGCACCGACCTACGAACAGGTCGTCGCCCGCATTGCCTACAACGCTGCCGCCATCTATCAAGGCGATCCCGTGCTACCGGATGCAAACGGCAATATCGTCGTTGGCGCACCCGGCACCACGCAGATCGCCGGTATCTTCGTCGGCTGCAAATATCTGTCAGTCGCCAGAAAAAACACCGTCTGGTCAAATTACTGGCCCGGTTCAGACGTCGCATCGACCAACTTCGTTGAGGCCTACATCATCAACGATCCCAACGCCCAGTTCGTGGCACAGGTCGGCGGATCAACGTCTGTTGGCGCGGTCGCGGCTGACGTCAATGCCAACGTCCAGTTCGCCATCGGCACGCCGAATGCCTTCTCGGGTATTTCGGGCGCGTTCGTTGACATCAGCGTGACGCCCGCCGTCACCGCTACCTTCCCGTTCCGCCTCGTGGGTCTTGTCACAGATCCGCCGGGAGCCCCGGGCACCGAAGCCGGTGCCTATAACCGCGTGATCGTGGCGTTCAACAACGTCTCGACCAAGCAACTGACCTCGGTCGGTTAAGGGGAGGGTGTAACATGCCAGTCAATCTATCTTCCATCAAAGACCTTCTGCTCCCGGGCTTGCGCGGGATCGAAGGCAAGTACGAGATGATCCCGTCTCAGTACGACAAGATGTACACCAAGCACAATTCCAAGATGGCCTTGGAACGCACGGCTGAAATGCGCTACCTCGGGCTGGCGCAGCTAAAGACCGAAGGTGGACAGACGTCCTTCGACAACGGCGCGGGTGAGCGCTACATGTATAATCAGGAGCACCTCGAGATCGCTCTTGGCTATGCCATCACCCGGAAAGCCATCGATGACAATCTCTACAAGACCCAGTTCCAGCCGTCGAACCTCGGCCTGATTGAAAGCTTCAACCAGACCAAGGAGATCTACGGCGCGAACGTCTTCAACACCGCGACGACCTACAACTCGTCCATCGGTGGCGACGGCAAGGCAATGTGCGCAACCGACCACCCGATTGATGGTGGCACGGTCGCCAACAAGCCGACCGTCGAGGTCGAACTGAACGAGGCTTCGCTGCTCAATGGCATGATCGCCATCCGCACGAACTTCCGAGATCAGGCAGGCCTGAAGATCATGGCCCGGGCGCGGAAGCTTCTCGTTCCGCCGCAGCTTGAGCCGGTCGCCATCCGCCTGACCAAGACGGAACTGCGGCCCGGCACCGCCGATAACGACGTCAACGCAATCATGTCAACTGCAGGTGGTCTCCCGGAAGGTTATATGGTGGCTGACTACTTCACTTCTGCAACAGCTTGGTTCCTCCAGACAAATATAACTGGCCTGTCATTCATGGAACGCATCAAGTTTGAAACAGATATGCAAGTAGATTTCGTCACAGATAATCTTCTTGTTAAGGGTTACGAGCGGTACTCGTTCAGTTACTATAACTGGCGAGCGATATACGGTTCATTCCCGACCTGATTACTATAATGCGGGGCATTTATACTTAAGTGCCCCGCAGCCGATTTCTGGGCAACCCGACCGCGCAGACCGGCCCAGCGGACACTGCACAGACGGCGCGGTCTCATCGTGCAGGAGATCATCATGGGTGCTACCCATTTTTCCGGCCCCGTTTCCGTCGGCACCAAGCAGGCTGGCGAGACAGGCGGTCCCAATCAGGGCCTCGTCACGCTTGAGCAGACTGTTAAGTTGCAGGCTGACAGCACGGCTGTCGTCAGCGGGCTTATCAGGGTGCCGAAGGGTGCCGTCATCCTTGGCTACTACATCGACACGCTGACGGCGTGGGGCGGCTCATCGTCGGCCCTGACCATCGGCAAGACGGCTGGTGGCTTCGAATATTGCACGGTTGTCACGCCTCTGACTGCTGTCCGGGCTGCGCCGACGCTGTCTGCTGCCCAGTTGGCGGCGATGCGCAACGTCACAATCGCTGGCGTGCCGGTCGCCGACAACCTTCTGAACCAAGATCTCTATGTCAGCGTGGCTGTCGGCGGCACTCCGAACAACAACGGCACCACGTATGTCACCGTCCTGTACTATCAGCCTTGAGGAGAGAGACATGAAAGGCAAGAAAGGCTACCCTGTCTCCTGCAAGACCAAGGACACCGTCGTGTCGGCGGCCAAGGCACGCAAGCATGGTGGACGCGCCTGCAAGGATCTCGGCGAGATCGGCGGCGGTTCCGCCAAGAGCGTGCATGGCAAGCCACTGTTCTCCGCTGCGGGGCCCGGGTCCAAACGAAAGTAGGGACCGATGGCAACAAGCGGAACTTTTGAGTTCAATCCATCGCTTGGCGAACTGGTTCTCTATGCGTACCAGAACATCGGCGTTCGTCCCACGTCCATCCTCCAAGAGCACATGCAGGTCGCCCGCACGGCAACCAACATGATGCTGTCGCGGTGGGCGAACCAAGGCGTCAACCTGTGGGCCGTGGATCTGCAGGAGACGCCTCTGCTTACCGGCGTGTCTACCTACAACGTCGATCCGACGACGATCATGATCCTCGACACCTACGTCGTGCAGGGCGGCATGGACCGGATCATCCTGCCGATCTCGACCACGGAATATGCCTCGCTGCCCAACAAGGAGCAGATCGGATCGCCGACCAGCTACTGGTTCGACCGGCTGCTGCAGCCGATCATCATCCTGTGGCCGGTGCCCAACAGGGACATCACGCCGACGCTGAAATATTACCGGGTCCGGCGTCTTCAGGACGCCAACCTGCAACAGGCGCAGAACGTCGAGATCCCCTATGAGTGGCTGGAGGCATTTTCCGACGGCCTGATTTACCGGCTGGCCCGGATCTGGAACCCGCAGATGGCACCGGCGCTCAAGGGGCAGGCCGACGAGAGCTACCAGATCGCGGCGGCGCGCAACACCGAGAACGTCCAGACCTATGTCAGCCCGAGCCTCTCCGTTTACTGGAGGCAATAACGATGGGCTATGCATCCCGCGCAGGTCGAGCAAGAGTTAACCCCAGCAGGCCGGAAGCCTTCGCGGTTTGTGATCGTTGCGGCATCTGGCTGAACCACGTCGATCTGCGCTGGCAGATGGATTATGCGGGCACCGGCCTGATCAACAAGCGCATCCTCGTTTGCAAGCCATGCCTCGACGTGCCGCAGATGCAGCTTCGGACGATCATCCTGCCGCCCGATCCGACGCCGATCATGAATGCCCGACCGGAGCAATTCATCACGCCGTCGAGCGACTACCGGACAGTGTCGGATGGACCGCAGGAGACCTACCTGCTGACCGGCATCCCGGTGCCTGACGACAACGATTTCCGCACCACCGAGAACGACGACCGGCGGGTAACCCAGCAGACCGGCTTTGCCAGCGGATCGCTGAACGAGGAGCCCGGTTCCGACCCGACCCAGCCTGACGGAGGAGATCCGGGGCTGCCGTACAACAACGATGAAATCCCGAAGACAGGGAGCATCTGACCCATGTCCCTGTCTCTTTCCCTCGCAATGGTTCCAAGCTCATCGGACGGCGGCGGTGGAGTGAGCCTGCCGTGGTACGAGGCGGCAGAGTTCGCTGATTATTCCATAGTGCTCGATTTCGAAAACAACCGCTATGCGCTGCCCGCGCTGGACGGGTCGAGTAACCCCATACTGACCCGTGTCGCAGGTGCGTTCCCGAAGCGGGTGGTGTCCTTTGCCGAAGCCATGCAGGTGACGCGCTACGATCTTCCGGGTGGCGGCGAGTTCCCGAATGAACTCTGGTACACGTTCGATGGCTCCGCATGGTCGCTGATCGGCGGCGACGGCCTCGGCATCAACGTGCCGCGACTGGAAAGCTGGCTGGGCAGCCAAGCGATGTGGGTCGATGCGGCGCAGCGCTTCAATCGCATGCTGTATTCGACCACGACGAGCTATCCTGTCTCCCTGACGCTGGCCCGTGGGTTTGTTCCCGGCTACCGCGTCTCGTGGGTTGGCAACGATGCTCTGGTCTATAGCTGCCCGCCCTATGTCGGTGCGCCTGCCAACGGCACGATTGCGGCGCGTTCGTCAGACCCGGACGGCCTCAACTGGGGCGTCATCCCGCAGATAACCCCGAGTTACGATCCCAACAACCTGACGATCATCAACCGGGCGGGCAATCCCGGAACCTTCTTCCACTATGTGCAGACCGACACATTCGGGGAATACCAGCCCGCGACGAGCATGATCCGCACGGACAGCACCACGACGCCAGAAGACGGCGGCACGCCTGCGCAGACCCACACCGAGCGATCCTGCGAGCATGTAAGGGTGTCCAGTGCTGTGGCATCCATCCTTGGGCGCGGCGACAATTATCCGAGGGCTGGCACCATCATTCTCGAAACGCACCAGACGATGGAGCCGTGGAACAGCGACACGCGACGTACCCTGCTTGGAGGCAATACAGATGGCGGTGCGACCTACGGACGCGGCTATCTTAACTTCATCGATGACGGTGATGGAACTTACAGTGTTCAACACGACAGCCCCTTCGGCGGGCTTGCCCTTGCGCTACCTTCCATCGAGACCACGCGCTCGCGTGTTCGTGTCGGTTTTGCGGTGAATGGCAACAACAACCTTCGCAGACTGGCCTGTACTGGCGCAGCAGGCATTGCTTCTGATACGGGCAATCCCGGCCACGCCACCGTCTTTCATTTCGGCACAGCAATCCCGGAAAGCTATACACCGGGCGACCATGCCGGTGGAACGTCTGGAACAGGGGCCTACTACAGGTTCATGTGGTCGCCGGATGTGTTTGACGCAACCAAGCTTCTTGCGGAAGTGGATTGACGAATGGCCGACAAACAGATCCCCAATCTCGTCCCTGTCATCGGCCTCGACGGCTCCGAGGAACTGGAGCTTGTACAGGGCGGCGTCTCGTCGCGGGTGACCATCCAGCAGATCGCCGACTTCGCCACGACCGGCATCATCGGCGTCCAGTCGATCAGCTTTGCCGACACCGGGCTTGGGCCAGCCTTTCCTGACGACGGCGACGTTGTCGTCACGGGCGTGCTTGAGGTGGACAATGGCGGCACCGGCGGCGGCGATGCGACCACCGGCTTCAACACCCTATCGCCGCTCACAGTGCGTGGCGACCTGCTGACCCGCGATGCCACCAACAACATTCGCCTGCCTGTTGGCACCATCGGTCAGGTGCTGACCACCGCTGACGGCATCGATGCGTCGTGGCAAGACCCGGGCTCCGTCGCCGTGGTGTCGATCAACGTTTCCGGCGGCGCGACCGGCATGACCTTTACTGGCGGCCCGATCACCGGATCTGGCACCATCACGATGGCTGGCACGCTCGACCTTGACAATGGCGGCACCGGACAGACGACCAAGCTGGCGGCGTTCGACGCGCTGTCTCCCGTCACGACCCGTGGCGATCTCATTGTGCGCAATGCATCAAATAACGTCAGGCTTCCTCTGGGCGCAGCGGGACGCGTCCTGACATCTGACGGCACCGACGCTGTATGGGCCGTGTCGGCCACGCTGGGCACGGTGACGTCTGTGCAGGTTGCCGGTGGCACGACTGGTCTCACGTTCTCGGGCGGGCCGATCACCTCGTCGGGTACGATCACGATGGCTGGCACCTTGGCCATCGCCAACGGCGGCACGGGGCAGACCACGGCGGTCGCCGCGTTCAACGCACTCTCGCCGGTCACGACGCGTGGCGACGTCATTGTCAGGGACGCTACCGGCAATGTGCGGCTGCCCATCGGCCTGAACAATCAGGTTCTGTCGTCCAACGGCACCGACGTTGTCTGGAGCACGCCGTCTGGCACCGGCACGGTCACCTCGGTGCAGGTTGCCGGTGGCACCACGGGCCTGACATTTTCCGGCGGCCCGATCACCACGGCTGGCACCATCACGATGGCCGGTACTCTTGCTATCGCCAACGGTGGTACGGGCGCGGGCACGGCGGTGGCCGGGTTCAACGCGCTGTCACCTCTGACGACCCGTGGCGACCTTGTTACAAGGGACGCGACCAACAACGTTCGACTGGCGCTTGGAACGAGCGGCTTCGTCCTGTCATCCAATGGCACGGACGCGGTGTGGGCGGCCCCAGCCACCAGCGGCACTGTAACCTCCGTACAGGTCGCTGGTGGCACCACGGGGCTGACGTTCTCTGGCGGTCCCATCACGTCCAGTGGCACCATCACGATGTCGGGCACGCTTGCCATAGCAAACGGTGGAACCGGCGCGACGACCAAGGCCGCCGCCTTCGACGCGCTGAGCCCGGTGACGACGCGGGGAGACCTGATCGTTCGCAATGCCACCACCAACACCCGCCTGCCGATTGGTGGATCGGGAATGATCCTGTCGTCCGATGGCACCGACGCGACGTGGGCGGCACTGGTTGCGGTGACGTCGGTCAACGTCTCGGGAGGTTCTACCGGCCTGTCGTTTGCCGGTGGTCCGATTACCTCGACCGGCACCATCACCATGAGCGGCACGCTCGACATCGACAACGGCGGCACGGGCCAGACCACCAAGACGGCGGCCTTCGACGCGCTCTCGCCGGTGACCACACGCGGCGACCTGATCGTTCGCAATGCATCCAACAATGTGCGGCTGGCGCTTGGTGCGTCCGGGCGGATCTTGACCTCGGATGGCACGGACGCGGTGTGGTCGTTGCCCGCAACGTCAGGCACCGTCACGTCCGTGCAGGTTGCTGGCGGCACCACAGGCCTTACGTTTTCCGGTGGCCCCATCACATCGACCGGCACGATCACGATGGCTGGCACGCTGGCCGTGGCCAATGGCGGCACCGGCGGCACGACACAGGCGACGGCGCGCACCGGCCTCGGCCTTGGCACGATGGCGGTCGAGGCGGCATCAGACTACGTCCCGAACACCCGGACGGTGTCTGCAGGCACGGGCCTGACTGGTGGCGGTGATCTGTCGGCCAATCGAACGATTACGCTGGACACTCCCGGAACAGTCAGCGGCTCCTCGACCAACAGCGCCGGTCCCAACCATACACACAACGTCAATAGCACCGATGTCTACCAGACAGGTGTCATTGCAGTGTCGAATACAGGTATAGGAGCCGTTGGCATGCTGATGCAGAACTCTGGCACGGCCAAAAATCCCGGCGAGACCATAGGCGGTGCCGGTCTTACCTTTTCATCGGCCAATACACGGTCCGGCGCTGCCGTCGGTGTCGGGACGTGGGAATGCCACGGTCGCGTCACGGGTGATGCCGCGACAAACAATGCCCCCAATGTGACTTGCTGGTTGAGGATAGCCTGATGGCAGTACCGTATGAATGGCAAAATCCGATCTTCAATTCTCTGGGTTTCATCGACTGCGAGATCAATCTCCCCGGGCGCGGGTGGGTGTCGTTTTCCGCCAGCCCCGATGATAGCGAGGAAGCTGGCGTCCTGACTTACAACGACATCCTTGGAAGCGGCCAGTTGATCTCGCCGTACATTCCGCCGACCATTGCGCAGATCCGCGCTTCCATGACGCCTCTGACCCAGCGGCAGATGCGGGTGGCGCTGCTCAATGGCGGCACCAGCACGGCCAACCTGAACACGGCGATCAACGGCATCGGCAATCCAGCGGCCAAGGAACTGGCGCGCATCATCTTCGATCATGCCGACAGGTTCTCGCGGCTCGATGCCAGCGTCGTTCTGGTGCTGGGCGTCCGACTGGGAATGACGGACACCCAGATCGACACGTTCTGGGACGCAGCATTGCTGATCTGATAAAGTGTTTCACGTGAAACAAAGGTGTCGCCGTGGCGGGTCTGACTTACACGACATACAAGACGCAGATCGCCACGCTGGCCGTGGTCGAGGAGGATAATCCGCAGTTCCTGATCGTCCTGCCGATGGCCATTGAATATGCGGAACTCCGCATGATCAGGGACATCGATTTCCTCGATACGACTGACGACATCGTGGCTACGCTGGCGCTGGGATCTCGGCGCGTGTCCTATCCGCCGGGCACATGGGTGACCACCACCCAGATGAACATCATCCTGCCTGCCGGTGAAGCCGACCCGGACAACGGCACGAGGATGCCCCTGACGCCAACAACCAAGGAATTTCTCGACGCCGTCTATGGCGACAGCAGCCAGCAGGGGGTGCCGCAATATTACACGCCATTCGACCAGAATATCTTCCTCGTCGGGCCGTTTGCCGACGCCGAATACTTTGTCGAGACCGTCGGCACGGTCAGGCCTGAAACCCTGTCCGTGGCCACGCCAGCCACCTTCATCTCGACCTACCTGCCTGACTTGTTCATCATGGCATCGATGGTCTATATTTCAGGCTACCAGCGCAATTTCGGCAAGCAGGCCGACGATCCGCAGATGGCTGTCAGCTACGAAACGCAGTACATGACGCTGCTTAAGGGCGCGACCATCGAGGAGGCCCGCAAGGCGTATCAGGCTGCCGCATGGTCGTCACAGGCACCGGCTCAGGTCGCCTCGCCGACGAGGGGGTGATCCATGCCGCATGTGGCACTCAAGCTCGTTCCCGGTGTCGATACCAACAAGACAGAGGCCCTCAACGAGGCGGCGCTGTCGAGCACCAACCTGATCCGCTTCCTGCCTGACCGCAACAGCCTCGGCCTGCCGCAGAAACTTGGCGGCTGGGTGCGGTTCCCGGAAGGCGCGCCAATCCCGACGAGAAACTCCGACATCAAGGCGCTGTGGGCGTGGGCCGACAGCGACAGCAACAACTATCTCGCCATCGGCATGACGGACAGCCTTGAGGTCTACAGCGGGGCGACGACGCCGACAGACATCTCGCCATCCCTCTACGAGATCAACGTGGAGGCTGACTTCTCGACAGTAGACAAGTCGGCGGAGGTCGATGTTGTCGATGCCGGGTCCAACATCCAGAACACCGACGACGTCTTCATCATGACCCATATCGCGGTCGATGGTCTGGTGCTGTTTGGCATGTATCCGTGCATAGCCCAGACCGCCGACAGCTATTCGATCATTGCCCGCAACGTCATTGGCACGCCGACCAAGGCGACATCCACGGTCGTCAGCGGCGGCGTCACGGCGCAGTTCTTTGCCACGTCAGGCACGCCCGGCATCCGGGTCAAGCTCGACAACCACGGCTATCAGGAGGGCGCTTCCTATCCCCTGCTGGTGCCGATCACCATTGGCGGCATCACGTTGCCGGTTGCCAATTATCGCGTTCTCCGGGTAATCAACGACAACGAGTTCATCATCATGGGCAACTCGGTGCCCACTTCCACCGAGAACAAGTTCCTCAATGATGGCGATGCCCGGTTTCGCTACTACCTCGGGCCGATGATACCGTCAGGATCGGTTTCAACCACGGGCTATGGCAGTTCCGGCCTTGGCTATGGTCGCGGCGGCTATGGCACCGGCATCACGACCGGCATCGGTCGCACCTTTGCCACCACGGCTGGCTCTGCAGTCGGCACCGTCGCTACGCTGACCCATGCTGGCAATTTCATCATTCCAGTCGGCTCGCTGATCGATGTGGCTGGCGTGACATCCAGTACGTACAACGTCAGCGGCGCAAGAGTTACGGCGTCCACCCTGACATCGGTTACCTATGGCACCGGAGTGACCGTGGGGGTCTATTCAGCGCCCGGCACGATCACTGTGCGCGACTTCTACTTCGTGCCGGTCACTGACTGGACGCTCGACAATCTCGGCGACAACCTGATTGCCTGCCCCGAGGGCGGCGCGATCTACAGGTGGTCTTTCCTTGACGGCGGCAACAATCTGGAGGCATCGATCATCAACAACTGCCCGTCGAAGAACCACGGCGCACTGGCGGCGATGCCGCAGCGGCAGGTGATTGCCTACGGATCGACCTTCAACGACATCATCGATCCATTGCTGATCCGCTGGAACGACATCAACGACGCAGACGACTGGCTGGCCAACGCCACCAATCAGGCCGGATCTTTCCGCCTGTCGAACGGCTCCCTCATCGTCGGCGGCCTGCAGGGCAACGGCCAGATCTTCATGTGGACCGACATCGCCATCTGGTCGATGCAGTACGTCTCGCTGCCGCTGGTCTACTCATTCAACGAGATCGGTCGTGGCTGCGGACTGATCGCCAAGAAGGCCGCCGTCAGCGGCTTCGGGTCGGTGTTCTGGATGAGCCAGACCCAGTTCTGGAAGATGGACGGCAGCGGCCTGCAGCCGATCCAATGCCCGATCTGGGACACGATCTTCGACAAGATCGATCCAGATGCCATCGACAACATCCGGGCGGGCGTCAATGCACGGTTTGGTGAGGTCTGGTGGTTCTATCCCGATATCGACAACAAGGACACTCCGCTGGAGGGCGTGCCGACCCGCTACGTCAAGTTCAACACGCTGATCGCCCAGTGGGACTATGGCGTGCTGGACCGCACGGCGTGGATCGACCAGAGCGTCTACGGGCCGCCGATTGCCGCCGGGTCCGACCGCAACATCTACCAGCACGAGATCGGCAACGATGCCGCCGGACAGCCGATGATATCGTCGTTCCAGACCGGCTATTTCGCGCTGTCGGAGGGCGACGAACTGACCTTCCTCGACCAGCTTTGGCCTGACATGAAATGGTCGAACGACAATGCGGACGCCATTACCGCCGAAGTCGAGATCACCTTCTACGTGGTCGAGTATCCCGGCGAGACGCCGCGACAATTCGGTCCCTTCACGGTGACGCAGGCCAAGAAGTTCATCACGCCGCGCTTCCGCGCCCGGCTGGTGTCGATCAAGGTTTCCAGCAACAAGGTCGGCTTCTTCTGGCGGCTTGGCAACATGCGCTACAGGCTTGCGCCGGACGGAAAATACCTATGAGCGACAACATCTTCTCTGCTGACAAGAACCTCGTCGTTGCCGTCAACGAACTGACGCGCAACATCAGGATGCTGTCAGGCACCCAGCATTCGGAAAACCTTGAGCCAGCGACGACGACGCTGCTGAACAACGGCCACGGCGTCATGGTGTCGGCGTTCGTGACGGTTGACGGGACGACGCCGGGCGAGATCTACGACACCAACAAGACGGGGGCCATCGCGCCCAGCACGCTGATTGCACTGATCCCCAACGTGCAGGGGCTCTACGAGGTCAAGTGCCCCTATTTCGAGGGCCTGCTGGTGAAGACCGGCACTGGCCAGCAATTCACCGTGGTTTACTCGTGAGGCCGACATGGACGACGTGATGGCACTGGCAAAGGGCGGC